CTCACCATCGAGGACAACCTCGAGGCTATCGCCGGGGCTGCCAAGCACATCGCCGATGAGAAATTTCCCTTTGCGCTTCTTGCCCGCAGGGAACAGTGTGGCCAGAACCGATTCCAGTCGAGCGACGAGATCGGCTCGCAACGACTCACGGGTCACCCCACTGTCCTGTGGCAACTCAGCAGGGGCATCGTTGAAATCAAGCATTCGACGCGCCCCCCTGTGCCAGCATCCAAGCTTCCAGCTCCTGCAATTTGAAGCGCACGAGCTTGCCGACCCGGTAATGCGGTATGCCAAGCCGCTGACGCTCCTTGGGATGGGTGAGCAAGTACCTCGGCAGATTCAGGCAATGGGCAGCCTCGCTTGCATCGACCAAGCGCTCGCCAAGTACATCGGTAATGGATGAAGGGTTCATGGTGTATTACTCCAGCACCGGTCCTGCCATGCGCACATCCGGCACTCAAAGTGGGCGGGGTCGAGAAAGCCACGTGACAGCAACTCTCCGGCATCCGTGGCCGAGATCACCTTCAGCGCGCGGTCGGACATGCGCTGGGCCAGCGCCGCATCGAACGGCACCAGTTCGGTGTAGACCTCCATGGTGTCGGCATTGATCGCCGTGAAGATTGCCGGCTGTTCATGCAACTCCAGATAGGCCTGGTAGATCGCTACCTGCGCGGCGTAGATCGGCTTGGCTACGGCCAGCCGGTTTTTCTCTAGGTCACGCCAGGACTTCGAGCCGAGGCACTTGCATTCCCAGAGTGCCGGATAAGCGAAGCCCTCGGGGCCATCAACGATGACGCCATCGATGTGCCCCTGTAGGCGTCCGCCGACGGCCGAGAAACCGAACTGATCGCCACTGGGTTTACGGGTGCGCAGATCGAACCCGGCTGCCCGTAACCACACGACCATGCAGTCCTCCATGACGTGGCCGCGCTCGAAGATGCGTAACAAGCGCCCATCATGGTCACGGCCATGATCGACCGGCGCCTTGGCAAATTCGTACTGCAGGGCACGCTCGCACGACGCTCCGAGACGTGAAGCACCCAGGTACTCACGCTGCGCCTGAGCGGATCGTACGCGCTGCATCCCGGCGTCGACCAATGCGGCGATCTGTCCAGAAATGCTGGAAGAGGAATTGAAGTCCATCATGACTTGCCTCCCTTCCCGTCTTCCCAGGGCAGGTCATCCTCCAGATCGGCGAACGGACTCGCCAGCGGATCACGCGTAGCGCCTCGGTTTCGGAGTAATCGCCGAGCGGCTTGGTGAACCCGATCGCGCCTGCTGCCTCGCCGAAGGCTTTGAGACAACTGCGCATGGCGGCCAGCTCGACATCAGACGGATCGATCATGACGACCTCCCTGATGTCCTTGCCGCCATCCTTGATGCGCAACCAGTTGCCATACAGTGCGTGAAACGCGTCCTGGCAGCGCCGGGAGCAGAACACCCAGTCGATGGGGTAGCGCCGAGGGTTGCCGATGCGATGCCGGTTGTCGGAATAGCCGAAGCCCCTGGCCTGTCGTTTGCAGACCCAACACTTTCCGCTCATACATGACCACCTCCCGGCTGCACTCCACGCCGGGCACGGACGACATGCTCAGCGCAGAAGGCATCCAACTCGACATAGTCGTTTCGAATGGTGGTCGTGCCGATGCGCACACCCTTCGGATGGCGGCAGCGCGCGATACGCAAGCCGCCAATGTCGCTGGCACTTGTTGGATCGAGATGATGGCAATTGCCACAACGTTTTCCGTTCATGCCCACGCTCCTACTGTGCCCAGGCCGGCTTGCCGGTTGCAGCCGGACGCTGAGGGGTCGCATGGGACGGATTCGCCTGCGCAGGTGCACCGGAACTGCCGCCGTTCGGCACCTTGGGCACCATGCCCATCAGCGCCGCGTAGTCCTTGTGATCGGGTTCGACGGCCAGCTTGACCACGTTGCGGTTCTCGCCCTTGGCGTCCTTCTCGACATCCACGCGGGCCAGGAACTCGATGCCATCCATGTCGGCGAAGCCGTTGATGCGCCGGGCAGTGGCGGCTTGGGGTGAGTTGTCCTGAGGCGAGACATTGCGAGCGGAATTGAGGATGCCGCGAATCATGCTGCGGCCCATCTGGCCCCAGGCTGGCCCTTTCCGGGATTGCAGGCCGATGTTCGACCACATCTTGCGTTTGGCAAACGGGCCTTCCAGCACGACGAACTCGCAGGCGAGGTAGACGCTGCCGGTGTCGAAGCTCTCGGTGGCATAGCCCCCGGTCCAACCCTGGGCAGGATCGTCGTGGCCGCCCGGCTTGATCGTCATGCGCACCTTGACGAGCGCGCCCTTGGGGATGAGATCGAAGCCCTGTTGCTGTTCTGCATCGTTGAAGTCCTGCCATGTGTTCTGGTTCATGTGTTTCTCCTTGAATTGGGTCAATGCGATGGATTGGCCTGCGGCCTCAGTTGCTCTGGGTGCCGAGGCATTTCTGGATGAGCTTGCCGAGATCCGGCTCCTCGATAGCGTCGAGGCGGCCACTGCGGTCCTTGCTCGGGTAGCCAAAGGTGTTGTCGGCGCGGGTGACAAAACCCCGGTAGGTCGTGCCGTCGTCGGCCTTGAGAATGGCCAAGGTCACAACCTCATCGAGGACGCCAGGCAACTCCAACGCGGTCTTGCTGCCTTCCAGTTGCAGCTGGTAGTAGCGCCGGTTGAAGTCATCGGTCTTCTCCTCGAGGATGGCGACGTAGATGACGTGCTTGTCCCGGACGTGTTGCAGATGCGTGAGTGCGGTGATCATTTCCTGGCCCAGCAGGCCGTAAGCGCCCCGACTGTCCGGTTTGCCGTTCTTCTCGCTGAAGGCCTGCGGCTGGGTCTTGCACCAGCCGAAGCAAAGGCGCGAGAGCACGGTCAGGCTGTCGACGAAGTAGGTGTCGTATTTGGCCAGCTGCGCCGGGTCGCCATACCGTGTGCAGACATGCTCGAAGTGAGCCTGCGAGAACGCCTGTTCGGCGGTGGCGGTCGGCATCGGGCCGGCGAGGAACACCACGAGATCGCGGAATTCTTGCCAAGTGCGCGGCCGCACGGTGTCACCCGGCCAGTCCCGCACCGAGAGATCGCCAGCCTCGAGATCGACGAATAGTGTGGAATCGGCCGGCAGCGTTTTCAGTTGGGTGGTCTTGCCGACGCCAGGAAAACCAACCAGGGCGACCTTGGCGCTGTGCCGCTCGAGCATACGCTCGTCGGCTGAAATGATGGGTAGAGACATTACGCGGCCTCCTTGAGCAGATCGGCGACTTCAGGCCGCCAGAGGATTTGGTAGCCGGAGTGCCCGTTGCGGGAGTACGGCAAGGCTTCGCCCCATGCCTGGCCGACATCGGTCAGTTCCCACTCATCGCGGTCGTTGCGGTTCTGGAAACCCAGAGCCGCCAGCCGGAGGTTGACCGCCCTGGCCGACAGACCGATTTGCTCACCGAGCTTTGTCGGGTTCACCGCCGCCAGCGGATCGTTGCAGGGCGGCAGCGCCCGACGCATCGTCTCCACCGACAATCCTGTGTTCTCCTGGATGCAGGTGAGTGTTGCCGCCATGGCGATGCCCTGCTTGACGCCAGGCACTTTGGCCACCGCCTCGCCGATCATCAGGATGGCGGTGACGCGATCCTGGGTTGGCGCTGGCAGTGCAGCCACGGAGCCGGGTGCCGCATAGGAACCGGTCTTGCGGATCGATGGCAGTACCTCGTGGGTCACCCAGCGCTTGAAGCGCTTGCTTTCGGGCTTGCGGCTGCCGAGCACCAGGTTGAAGAGACCAGACTCGTTGACAACGGTCATCTCCTGCAGCCCGCCAGGGGTGTGAATTGAACTCACCCCCTTTTCGTCGTCGTCCAGGCGCTCCAGTGCCTTGCGATCGAGGTTCAGTGTGGACAACAGATCTGCGGCAACGAACATAGGCTCGCCATCCTGGCCGAGGACGACACGGACGTTATGCGACTCGAAGTCGAAGGCGACAATCTGGTTCATTTCGTCACCTCCACAGCAATCACATCCACCGTATCCGAACCGTGGCAACCGTTCTCGCGGGCCAGGGTGTAGAGACTGTCGAGCGCACTGCGGCGGCGGTGAATGCTCGCGCTCTCGGCATTGAGGGTCTGGATGGCGAAGGCCACTTCATCCAGGGTGGCGTCGAGCAAGGGCTTCTCCACCAGATTGCCGTAGCGATCCTGATAACGGATCGCGGCGGTCAGGTGTTCGCCGGTATAGGCGCCGAGCTTGGCTTGCAGAGATTGGTGCAGGGTCGGGGTTTTCATTCGTGATGCTCCTGTACTAAGGCAATTCGGTAGCTGGTTTTGCCGGGTTTTACGGTGCGGGCCTTGGCGAACGTCTCCTTGAGGGTCGCGGGCCAAGCGTTGAAGCGGGTCTCGGAAATCGAGTAGTCGGTGTCGATGTAGTCGCCGACCTTGTCGCCGGCAGCGGCGATGCGCTGTGCGATCTCGGCCAGTTGCGGCTGATCCCAGACGACCTTTTTGGGAACGTCGACCGTGATGCGCAGCGGCCCATCAGAAAAATGGCAGACGCCGAAGTCCTTGCCGGATACCTGCCTGACTGCCACGGCCTGCTCGGCATAACGCTGGTCGAGCGCAGCATGGAAGCGATCGAGCACGCCCTTGACCAAGGACTGCAAGGTCAGCAGATTGGTGTGTGCCTCTTGCAGCTGTGCTGGCGGCAGCGCGGCGATCTGAGCAACGCTCATTTCGGCCAACGGCATGGCCTGCTCGATGTCGACAGGTGAAGTGTGGGAAGTCATCATGCTTGCCCTCCTGACTTCGCCACGCGCTCGGAGGTCGAGTCGTGCAGCGCGCTATATTCGAAGTCGATGACAGCCTCGAGGGGATAGCTGACTCTTTTCGACAACTTGAGGTAGCGAGGTCCGCGACCTTCGCTGCGCCAGCGCTGCAAAGTCTTGGGGCTGAGACCCCAACGCTGTGCGAGTTCGTTTTCGTTCAGGACCCGGCGATCGCCAGGTGCCAGGCTGTTGATCGCCGGATGGGTCGATCGAGGGATGTTGCTTGCCGGTGTCGGCATATAAACCTCCAATGACGTTGTTGAGGAACAGGTGTCATTGGAAAATTTCGGTGGCGAACATAAGAGGGACGGAATGGCGAACCACGAGGAAACTTCTGGTTCGCCATTGCCGGGATCGCAGAAGCAGAAACGGCGAGCACAGGGCTCGCCGTCGTGGCAGATTTGTTGGCGTCAGTGGTTCAGTTCGCGAACCCCAGCGCTTTGCGTTGCTCGCCCCAATCACGTGGCAGTTGGTCACGGCGGCCACGCAAGGTGTGAAGATTCAGGTCACGTGGCTGGCGGCCGTCAAGGACGGACTCGATGATGTCCGGTGCCAGCGTGGTCAAGCGCAAAACTTCCGCCACCCAACCAGGCTCGAGCTTCAACGAGCGGGCCAAGTCATTCGCGGTGGGATATCGCCCCTCATCGAGCAGGCGCTGCCAGTAGAAGGACTTGCCCAACATCTTGATCATCGGCAGGTCGTGCCCTCCCGTGCCCTGAGCGGGTCCGTCGCCAGGGGGAGGAATCATGACCTTACGATTCTGTTTGCGACGGATAGTCAGCGGCACCACCGTCACCCGCTGCTGGCCAGTGGTGTAGTCGCGAGCCTCACCACCGCTATCGATACGGACGCTGCGCAGTCGGGGATTGTCAGATCTCATGGTTGGTTTGGCCGTAGTTCTCATGCGTAAGACTCCTCCGGGGATTCCTTCATTTCCTCGACCAGAGGATGCCGTGCAATCTCCGCCCCCAGGCCGATCCACCCATCCTCGCGCCAAAGGATGTCCAACCCTTGCCCGTGCACTTGGATGCGCTCGATCAACAGTTGCGTGATACGTTGCTGCTCAATCGGGAAGAGTTGCTCCCACACTGCGCCGATTCGCTGCATCGCGATCACCACATGCGCTTCGTCAAGATCTGCGCCGGCAGGATGCCTCTGGCAGGCACGCCAGGTGGCGACGAGCATCTCCGGCGAGCGGAGCGCTAGGTGAATTTGTTCGAGGACTGCAGTCTCGATCTCGGCGGCTGGTAAGGCCCCGATATCTTCCGTACCGGGCTGTAATGTGGCCCCGGCATTGCGCCGCTTGTGCAGGTATGGCACGTAATAGCGGTAGAGCCGTCCATTTTTCTTCTTGGTGAAATGGTGAATCATGCGCTGCCCATCGGGTGCAAACAGCAGACCCGCCAGCAATGCTGGGTGTTCGGTGCGATGCTCGCGCGGGCCCTGCTTCCGTCGTTCGATGAAAGCGTGGGCGGCATTCCAGAGTTCTGGAGAAACGATCGCTTGGTGCTGCCCCGGATAACTTTCGCCCTTGTGCACCATCTCGCCAAGGTAGATGCGGTTGCGCAGCATGGCGAACAAGTATTGCTGATCGATCGGGCGACCAGGGCGATGCAGGCCACCCTGCGTGACCCAGGACTTCGTGGTCTGGCCTTCGATGGCAAGCTCACGGACAAGCTGAGCCGCAGAACCATGCTCGGCATATCGGCAGAAGATGCCGCGCACCAGCTCGGCTTCGGCGGTATTGACGATCAGCTTTCGCTCGACGACGTCGTAGCCGAGTGGTGGCATACCGCCCATCCACATGCCTCTGGCCTTGCTCGCGGCGATCTTGTCGCGGATACGCTCGCCGGTGACCTCGCGCTCGAACTGCGCGAAGGACAGCAGGATGTTGAGTGTGAGCCGCCCCATGGAGGTGGTGGTATTGAACTGCTGGGTGACAGAGACGAACGACACCCCGTTGCGATCGAACACGTCGACCAGTTTGGCAAAATCTGACAAGGCTCGAGTTAAGCGATCGATTTTGTACACCACGACAATATCGACCTCGCCGGCCTCGATATCGGCCATGAGGCGTTTGAGGCCGGGACGATCCAAGTTGCCGCCGGAGTACCCGCCGTCGTCGTAGCCATCACCAACAGCAACCCAGCCCTCGTGGCGTTGGCTGGTGACAAATGCCAAGCCGGCATCCCGCTGCGCTTCCAGGCTGTTGTACTCCTGGTCCAGTCCCTCGTCGGTGGACTTGCGCGTATAGATGGCGCAGCGTTTTTTGGGGACGATAGGCTGCGAAGGTGTCGCCATAGTGCGGTTCGCTCTCATGGTGCCTCCTGCTTACTGCGCGTCTTGAGCCCGAAAAACAGCGGGCCTGACCATGGGCATCCTGTGATCACCCTGGCCACCGCCGTCAGGCTCGTGAAGCGCTGCCCCCGGTATTCGAAGTCGCGCACGCCGCGCACCAGAACATGGTGTTCGACATCATCATAGATGCGTGTCAGGATCGTCCCCGGCAGGAGGCGATCGGCGTCGCGCTGAAGATTCTTGGGCAGCACTCCGGTCTCGCCGATGCTCTCCAGTTTGCGCCGTACCGATATCTTGAGACCGCCAAAAGTCCGCTCCTGGAGCTTGTAAGCCAGTCGGCTTTCCAGCCAGGTACGGTGATGGTGATTCGGTCGCTGATCGAAATACTCGTCCCACAATACCCAGATGCTGTCCATGGGCAACAGGGAAAGTTGAGCGATGCGAGCCGAGACTGTTGCTGTATCGGGCAGGGGTGCGTGTGTCGTCATTGGCGAACTCCTTCTTGCTGATCGGGGTTCGCATTCACGCGCTGTGGGTGGGAGAAGCCAAGACAAACCGGCTCTCTATGACCCGATTTTTCTGGATCGTCTGACGATGAATGTCTGGTGCGCAGGCGCAACACTGCAGCAGAGAGCAAGTCGGCGATTTCTTCGCGCGCGTGTCGGGGGATTGGTTTGGCCCGGTCGATGGAGATGATTTCGATGTCGTGCATGATGGTGAGCGTTCCATGAGGTAACGCTGATCATGCTAATTTCAAGGACGACTTCCAGTAACGGGTTTTAGCGTAAGCCAGAGCGAACACGACCAGTGCGCAATGAAAAAATAGAGCTGCATGCTTGACAATGCAACGTTCGTTGGCTACAATACAACACATGTTGGCAAAATGGAGTTGACAATGAAATCTACTGCTCTGAAGGTTATGACCCTACGCTTACGGGAACAGGTTATTCGCAACTTTGATGCACAACTGAAAGCGCTGAAACTAAGACGGGATGAGTATTTGCGCGCAAAACTGGAAACGGAAGTCGAATCCCTATCGCAAGTTTGCCCAAACTCGGAACTAGCAGCCCGCTATTTGCAGTTGTCGAAAATGGAGCGTTTCTCTGATCGTGTCAAGGTTGGCTTCAAACTACCGGCGGAACTGATCGAGAGGATTAACGCAGTCTGCGCCGACAAAAGGATTCCACGAGACCTGTTCATCGAATCTTTTCTGGACTTTCTCGTGAACGGTTGGCCGGAACAAGGCGTGGTC